GGTGGGGAACGTGCTCTGCTGGTTCCCGGCCCCCGCCGGCAACCTCACCGCGGAGATCTGGCACATCCTCTCCCCGCGGGTCCTGGAGTCCATCACCGAGGAGATCGGGTACGAGCTGCCCCCGGGCTGGGAGCGGTTCGTGGTCGCCTACGTGGCGCAGTACCTCTGCGACAAGGCCGAGACGGACAGCCGCCCGGCCCAGCTCGCCCAGCAGAGGGCGCTCGACAGCATCATCGCCCAGGCCCGCGGCCGGCAGCCGGCGGGCACGGTCCGGAACGTCCACACCGGCGGCACGAGCCTCGAGGACCGCAAGCGCAGGCTGCCGCGACCGTGAGGTGAGCCCGTGCCGGTGCCCAAGAGCCCCAAGACCGTGACCACGGCCTCCCGGCCCCGGGAGTTCTCGCGCACGCTGGTGCGTGACCGCGAGCTCCAGGAGATCCAGGAGCGCATGGCAGACGCGGTGCAGGGCCTCGACAAGCACGTGCTCCTCGGCGGGAAGCTCCTCGAGGGGATCGTGCTGGACGGCGCCGCGGATGCGGAGAGCGTTCAGCACGGGCTCGGGAAGGTGCCCCGCGGCTGGAACCTCGCCGACAAGAACGCCCAGGTCGACGTGTGGTGCGAGTCCAAGGACGAGAAGCAGATCGTCTTCCGGGCCTCGGGCCCGGTGACGATCTCGGTCTACGTCTACGGGTGAGCCGCATGGTGCTGCAGAAGCGCATCCAGACGATCCAGCTCGGGCAGCCGCTCAACGAGAGCGCCGACTCCAAGCTCATCGACGCCAAGGTGGCGGTCGCCGAGGCCGAGAACGTGTGCTTCCTGAAGGAGGGTCGCGTCGAGAAGGCGCCCGGGTTCGGCGCTGAGACGCTGGAGACGCGCGCTGGAGGGCGGGCCGCGACGGCCTACCTGCAGCGCCTTCACTCCATCGGGAGCAACGGTGCGGACCTCCTGGTGGGAGGCTGCGGGCTCGACTCGAACGGCCTGAGCTACGGCGAGGAATACTACCAGGCAGCGCGGCGCGACTTTGCCAGCGGGGCGGGGAACTACGTCTACAGCCGCATCGGGAAGTGGTTCCCGGTCCGCCAGTCCAAGATCCTCACCGCCGGCAACCGCACGAGCGCAGCCGACCCGGACACGGCCTACTCGAGCCTCCCGGTGGCCACCATCTGGACCGCCTGGATCGAGGGTGGCGCTGTCAAGATGGCGACCAACCGAGCGAGCGACGGGGCGATCCTCACGACCCCCGACTCCTGGACGCTCACCGGAATGGCCTCTGGAATGGAGCGCGTCCGGATCCTGGTCGTGGGCGCCAACGTGCACGTGTACGCCTCGAGCAAGACCGACCTTCGGCTGGCCGTGTTCAGCACCGGCTACTACGGGTCCGGAGGCACGACGGCCTCGACCTCGGTCCACACGCTCTTCGGCAAGGCCTGGCTCGACTTCAGCTCCTGGGCCGCGAACCTCGACT